GCCAAGGGCATCTATCCGGGTTCGCTGTGGGCCGGTTCTGGGGCGCTCAATGGTCGCAATGACACCACCACCACCGGCTGGCGCGCCTCATGCGCCTGCGAGGCCGACGTAGTGCCCTGCACCGTGCTGGACCCGTTCGTCGGCAGCGGCACAACCGCCTTGGTCGCGGATCGCCTCCAGCGCGACGCCATCGGGATCGACCTGTCCATCGACTACGCCGCGATGGCGCAGCGCCGGCTGGAGGACGACTGCCCGCTGTTCACGTCATGGGCGCCGGCTGAGACTGACGCGCAGGACGAGCGGATGCGGGATCTGTTCAGCGTCGCGGCGGACTGAATCAACCAACAAACGGAGGCTTCACTGTGCGACATCTCCTGCCCACGGCAGCGGCGCTGGCCGCGCTTGCCTCGCCCGCTTATGCGACACTGCAGATCGCCGCACAGTTCGGCGGCGGCACGTTCGCCTGTGTCGATAACAACGTCACCTGCGATAGCAACCCAGCCACAGGCACACTGCAGCTCGCCAACGTCGTGATCGGCGGCGTGGCCGTTAATGGCTCGGTGCAAACAAGCTCGGGCGCTTCGTCCGGCTCCTCGCTTCTCGACATACTCAACACGTCGTCTCTAAGCGTAACCAACACTAACGGGGCAGCCGTCGCTTACAATATCGCGATCTCAGACACCGGCTTCAGCGTGCCTGTCGCCACCTTCTCGTCGTCACTGGCCGGCACCTGGCAGAATGCGATCGGCTCCAGCATTACCGCCAGCTTCTACAATGACACCACGAACCAACAGGGTGCCGATACGCCTACCGACCACCCAGGCGCACTCGTGGATAGTTTCTCGCAGAACGTCGCCCTCGCTGCCGATAGCTACTCGCACAATGGCTCAGGTGCGTTTGCCGCGACCTCGCCGTTCAGCATGACGCTGTTCTCGACCGGCACGCTGTCGGCGGGTGCGGTGCTGCTCAACCGCGGGCAGACGGAGCTGCTCAGCGTGGTAGTGCCGGAACCGGCTTCGCTGGCGCTGCTGGGGCTAGGGCTGCTGGGGTTGGGTGTGACGCAGTTGCGCCGGAGAGGGTGACGAGACGGCCTGACCACGTTCCGGGGGATCCTGATGGCGCTGCTGCTTGCGGTGCCGCTATGGGTTATCATCGCGGTCATCCTGTTGCGGTGAGGCGTTTTCAGACTAAGGAAGTGGCGATGCAGACTAAGCCGCCCGACTACACGGTGATGACCGGCTTGGAGTTCCAGCGCGCGGTCGGTGTTGACCCGGAGAAGTGGGCTGAGGCGTTCGAGCAGCTAAGCCAGCGAAGCATCACTGGTGATGCGGCATGGCTACGCACACACGAACAGCGTGTTGAGTATCTGAAAAACTGGTTCAGCGACGCGATGGATGCTGCGGTGAAGGCGGCGGCCCGACGCGGATTTTCAGACGAAGGAAGTCCATTAGAAACGACCGTTTGAGGTGGGCGGAATGAATGAAAGCCAAGCTAAGGCGTGGGCCTACTGCGAGGCGCGCGGCATTCAGACGAGCCTCACGGCGCAACAGGCAGCGCGGGCAATAAATGGCTGCTCCTGGACAGTGACCGACTTCTGCGCACACCCCGAATGCCGGTGCCGGCAGGCGTTCATACAATCCCAGGAGACGCGCGCAAACGGCTGGTTGCAGAGGGGGCCATAGCCCAAAGCTGCCGGATTTGAGCTCGATTTGAGCTCGATTGGAGCTTAAACTGGGGGCAGCCGCCCGCACTCAGTTGCTTACCACGCCAGAGCACAGAGTGCCTTAATCGGCCGCCACAATCAGCGAAACCCGCGCCATGGGCCTGACTCCCGTGTGTGCGGGCCAGGGCCGGGGCGGTGTTGATACCACCCTCCGGCCCGCTCACCGCCGCTTAACCCCATACCCACCCGCCATGTCCGAAACACAACCGACCGCCAGGCGGCGCATAGAGTTGCCGTTCACGCCACGGCCCTGGCAACTGGTTCTGATGGAAGATCTGGCGCCGCGCATCGTGGCCGTCGTCCATCGCCGGGCCGGGAAAAGCACGGCGCTGATGTGGATGGGACTGAAACGGGCGCTGCTCGAGCGAAAGCCCAACCCTCGCGTGGTGCATATCCTGCCCTACGGCGTGATGTGGCATCGCACTGGGCTGTGGGATCAGTTGGCGGCTGCTGCTGACGCCATCCCGGGCGCCGTGGTCAGGCGATCCGAGTTGTCGGTCAGGTTGCCCAATGGTGGCGTGTTCCAGGCCGGCGGTGCGGATAACGTCGACTCGTGGCGAGGTGGCGGCGCCGACCTGGTGGTGGTCGATGAATATGACGACACGCCGCCCAGCCTGGTCCCGCTCGTCATTGAACCGATGCTCGCCGATCGCAACGGGACGTTGGTGCGTTCGGGAACGCCGAAAGGGCGCGGCGTGCTGCAGGCAGCCTACGACCGTGCCAAGACGACGCCAGGTTACAGCAGCTACCTGCTCGATTATCGCAAGACCGGCGTGCTGTCCGATGAGGCGATAGACCGCCTCAGAACGGAAATGAGTGCTGAGGAGTTCGCCCAGGAACTCGAAGTCTCCTTCGAGTCACCGAACAGCGGCAGCTACTACGGCAAGCTGATGCAGGCGGCGGAGGCGGAAGGCCGCATCACCTCGGTGCCCTACGATCCGGAGCTGCCGGTGTGGACCGCCTGGGATCTGGGCGTCGCCGACAGCACCGCCATTTGGTTCGCGCAGGTGACATGGAGCGGGCAGTGGCGCTTCATCGACTACATCGAAGACAGCGGCGCGGGTCTGACGCACTACACCGACATGCTCCGCGAGCGGCCATACCGGAACTACGCGATGCATCTGCTGCCGCACGACGCGGCGGTGAAGGAGTTGGGCAGCGGCATGTCGCGGACGGAGGTGCTGACGAGCCTCGGGCTGCAGCCGTGGCGCATCGTCCGCCAGCACAGCGTCGCAGACGGGATAAACGCCGTCAGGATGGTGTTGCCCAAGGCGTGGTTCGATGCGGAGAAGTGCGCGCGCGGCATTAACGCGCTACGGCACTATCGCAGGGAGTGGAACGAGGCGGGGCAGACGTGGCGATCCTCGCCCGTGCATGACCACGCCTCGCACGGTGCGGATAGTTGCAGGTACCTGTGCCTCGGCGTGCGCGAGATGCAGCCGCCGCGCGTTGTGCAGGATACCGCTGATAGCTGGGAGCGTGCGTGGCGCAGCCAAGCGCAGCGTGAGCGCGCCGCCGCCTGGCGCGTGGCATGAACCCGATGAATACACTGTATGGTCCGAATTATCCGGTGTCGCTGCACCTCGGGCTAAAGCGCGTGTTTCGCAGACTGTATCGCCAGGCACTGGGCAGTTGGCGCATCGGCTGTAATCGGTTCAGGGATCGAGGCGGGAGTGCCAGGATCTGGGTTAATCGGCCGACCGGCCCAGTGTTCTTCAATGCGCGTGAGCAGCGGTGGAGTGGTTGTCAGCCGCAGGGGATACCCTGGTTGGCCAGTGATCAGCGGCGGCTCGACCGCATAGACCGCATGAACGAGCTGCGCGGTGGTGCTGCTTGGGAGCGGCGAATGTCCTGGCCGATGGGATGGGAGCATTACCGGCTGGCGGCGCTGCGGAAGCCGCGGCGGTATGGGTGATACATGAGCGGCTCGCGCAGCCCCCTGCTCGGTGACTGGTTCCAGCCTCCGGATGACCCGCAGGCCAACGTGCTGCTGCGCCAGATGCCGCTGGCGCCTAGACCGTCCTACGCCGCCGCCGCAGATCAGGCGTGGGCGGCGATCCAGGCCAAACTGGAGGAGCAGCAGCGCATATCGCAGGAGCGCGGCCTGTGGACCGGCGGCCAAGCGTGGGAGGGCGGGCATCCCACGACCAAGGGCGTGGCCGATGCCGCGCAGCAGGTAGCCAGCAACTTCGAGGGCGGGATTAAGGCGTTTCACGGATCGCCGCACAGCTTCGAGCGGTTCGACACATCCAAGATCGGCACGGGAGAGGGCGCGCAGGCATACGGGCACGGCCTCTACTTCGCCGAGAACGAGGGCGTGGCGCAGGGATATAAACGCGATCTTGCCCAAACCATTACAGTGGACGGCAAGCCCATCCTGCAAAGCAACAAAGTGGTCGGGTCAACCGGGGACAGGTCGCTTGATGACATTCTGATAGCCCACGGCGGCGATTTAGACAGTGCTATTGCAGACCATAAATCGCACATGGCGACGCTGACGCCGGGACAAATAACGCGCGGTGGTGTGGATCGACAGTTAGCGCAACTTGAGGCCCTTCGTGGGCGGGTGGACAGTCGCAACACCGGCCACATGTATGAGGTGGACATCAACGCCGACCCGGAGCGCATGCTGCACTGGGACAAGCCGCTGAGCGAGCAGAGCCAGTATGTGCGGGATGCGCTTAGCAAGCTGTCGCCGGATCTGATGCCGCATTTGCAAGGAACATTGCGCGGCGCGTTGGACAATCCCAACGGACCAGCAGCCACCCGGTTTGCCACCGGAGACCGCATATACAGGGAACTCGCTGACGCACATTCGCGAATGGCTGGCGATCCAACATTCTATGAAACACCCCAAGGGAAAGCGGTGAAGTCATCCATTGAAGGCGCCGCGCAAACACTGCGCGAAGCCGGCATCCCCGGCATCCGCTATCTCGACCAGAATAGCCGCACCGCTGGCGAGGGCACCCACAACGTCGTGGTGTTCGACGCCGACACCATCAACCTGCTGCGCAAGTATGGCATCGCCGGACTAGGCATCGGCCTGGGCGCAACAGCCACACAAGGCGGCGAATAGACCTTCCGGGCCGGGACGGACCCACCTCCGCAGTCGAGGGTGGCGCCGTTGGCAGGCGTGTGGTCACCGAGCGCTCCGGTTCGCCGGTTCGGGGCACAACCCACAGCGATTGATCCGATGAGCGTAACACTCGCAGCACCGCAGGAGCGCTACGGGGCCAACCGCCTCGCAGGCGACATCGGGCCGGGCAGCAATGACCCGGCAGCGCTCGTTGACGTGTATCCAGGCGACATCAACGAACTGCACACACGCCTCGTGCAGTGGTTCGAGGACGCCGAGTATGCCTCACGCGAGGAGCGCGAGGACGCCAACAAGGCGCGAAGCTATTACGACGGATACCAATGGACCAAGGCCGAGCAGGACGCCCTCGCCAAGCGCGGCCAGCCGGAAATCACCATCAACAAGATCCACAGCAAGGTGTCGCTGCTATGCGGCCTCGAACGCAAGGCGCGCACCGATCCAAAGGCATTCCCACGCACACCGTCGGAAGAGGACCGCGCCGACGCCGCCACCCAGGCGTTGCGCTTCATCGCCGACAACAACGACTACTCCATCAGCCGCAGCGTCGTGTTCGAGGAGATGCTGGTCGAAGGATACTCCGGCGTGGAACTGCGGCTGGAGGACGACGGCCGCGGCGGTGCCGACATCCGCATCGAGCATGTGCCATGGGACCGGCTGTTCTACGATCCGCACAGCAGGCGCCCGGACTTCAGTGACGCACGCTATGTCGGCGTCGTGGTCTGGATGGACCGCGAGCAGGTCACCGAGATGTATCCACATGCGGACGACGTGATCGAGGCGTCGTTCGGCACCGGCAGCGGCGTATCCTTCGGCAGCTATAACGACCGGCCGGAGAACGCGGTGTGGTCGGACAACCGGCGCACCCGCGTGCGCGTCGTGCAGTGCCACTGGGTAAGCAACGGAACGTGGTGGCAGGCGACATACAGCAAGAGCGGCATGCTGACCGACCCGGTGGCCAGTCCGTTCAAGGACCGGCGCGGCAAGTCGGCATGCTCGCTGCTGCTTCAGTCGGCCTACATCGACCGCGAGAATCGCCGCTACGGCATGGTCAAGAACCTGCTGAGCCTGCAGGACGAGATCAACAAGCGGCGCAGCAAGGCGCTGCATCTGCTCAGCGTGCATCAGACGATTGCCGAGAAGGGCGCGGTCAAGGACGTGGATGAGGCACGCCAGCAATTGGCGCGGCCTGACGGCTACCTCGAGGTGAACGCCGGCATGCGGTTCGAGGTGCTGCCAGGCGGCGAGTTGGCAGCCGGACAGTTCCAGTTGCTGCAGCACGCGACGGCCGAGATGCAGTTGTCGGGGCCGAATGCAGCGATGTCGGGCACTGACAGCCGCGAGCTGTCCGGGCGCGCGATCCTGGCACAGCAGGCGGGCGGTGCGACGCAGAACGAGCCGCTGGCCGACAGCCTGCGCTGGTGGAGCCGGCGCGTTTACGAAATGGCCTGGATGGCAGCGCGCGAATACTGGACCGGCGAGCGCTGGCTGCGGGTGACCGACGACCTCGGCGAATTGCGCTGGGTCGGGCTGAACCATCCGGTGACGCTCGGCGAGCAGATGACGAAGCAGATCGCCCAGATGCCGGAGCAGCAGCGGCAGCCGGCGATGCAGCAACTGCAGCAGGCGGCCGCCAACCCGCAGATGGCGATGCAGCTCCAGCAGGTCGTCGATATCGAGAACGACATCACCGACCTCGATGTGGATATCACGATCAGCGAGGGCATCGACGTGCCCGCGATGGCGCAGGAGAACTTCCAGACCTTGGTCCAGTTGGCCGGCATGCAGCCGGGGCTGATCCCGCCTGAGGTGCTGATCGCCGCGAGCAGCTTGAGAGACAAAGATCAGCTACTGGCGATGATGAAGCAGCACGCCGAGGCGCAGGCGCAGAAACAGCAGCGCATGCAGCCACTGATCGAGCGCAACGTGGTGGCCGAGGTGTCGCAGAAGGAAGCGAAGGCGCAGGCCGATTTCGCGCTGGCCAAGGAGCGCGGTGTCAACACGATAAAGGGCCTGCACTCGATGCATTCTGACTTCTCGGCACCGCCGGCCGGCGAGCCGTGGGTCGCACCGGATGCGCCGTCCGCACCCGGCACCGCGGGCGGTGTGCCGCCGCTGACGCCGATGGATCTCGCGCACCAGTTCGCCGACCTGCACACCAAGCGCGCCGACCTCGAGGCCAAGCAGGCCAAGGCGGCATCCGACCGGGCCTCCGTCGTGCAGAAGTTGGCGCAGGCGCAGGCCACGCTCAACCCGCCGCCACCGCGTCCACAGCAATAACAGGGAGACCGGTAGCCGTGGCTAATCCAAAGCTGGAGGCGTTCTTGGCTGCCAACGAGCCAGACCCGCCGCCCGCGCCTACAGAGGCGCCAGAGCCGCCCGCCGCACCGCCGGCATCTGAACCGGCACCCGAGCCTAAGCCGACCCCAGCGCCCTCTGAGGCGCCGGATGCACCGGATGACGATGCGGACGTGCCGGAGCGCGATGGCGGGCCGTCGGTGCCGCGCCAGGCGCTGCTCGACGAGCGCAGCAAGCGGCAGAACTGGGTAGAGCGGGCGTCGCGTGCAGAGGCACTGGCCGAGGAGCGGCGTCAGCAGCTCGAGCAGTTGCAGAAGCAGCGGGAGGCGTCGGCACGGCCACAGCAGCAGGAACAGCCGTTCCAGTTCGCCGATCCGCAGCGCGAGCCGGCGCTGTATGCCGCGCAGCAGGCGCAGAATGCGGTGTTCAACGTCAGCGAGTTGCTGGAGCGGCGGGAGCACGGCGATGAAGTGGTAGACAAGGCGGTGCAGGAGTTCATCGGGCTGGCGCAGAAGGATCCGACGCTGTGGCACAGGATGCAGCAGCAGCGCGATCCGTTCGGCTGGGTGCGCCGCGAAGTCGAACGCCAGAAGCTGCTACGCGAGATCGAAGACCCGGAGCAATACAAGGCCAAGCTCCGTGCCGAGTGGGAGGCCGAGCGGGCCGCGCAGATGCCGCCGGCCGTCGCTACACCGACCAACCTGCCGCCGCCGAACATGCCGCCGTCACTGGCCGGCGTGCGCAGCGTGGCCGGACGCGCCGCACAGGCATGGACCGGCCCGCCGTCCGACCAGCAGATCGCTGCCGACATCCGTGCTCACCGCATGGCAATGCGTCAGCGATAGTTCCGCCTGCAACCACCACACATTCCGAGCCGGCCGCCGCGGCAAATCGGGCGCACTAACCAGGAATGTGACTCCAGCCGCCGTGGGTAATTCGGGCGCTTCGGCCGCGATGAGGCCGGCTCATCCATCGCTCCTGCCGCCGAGGTTTTTCGGGCGCTCCCGTTAACCGACAGCACTAGGAGTGCGTGTCATCGCTGACATGAACATCACCCCGGCAAGACCGGGCTTAACGCCTGTACAATGGCAATCCGACTTCTTCCAGGAATATCTCCGGGATAACCAGTTCGCGCCCTACATGGGGTCGGAGATGGACGATATGATCCAGCTCCAGACCGACTTGACGCGCAAAGCCGGTGATAGCGTCGTCTTCGCCGCCATCCGCAACCTGGTCGGAGCCGGCGTTACTGGAAATACCGTCCTCGAGGGCAATGAGGAACTGCTCAACGCCCGCTCGCTGAAGGTAGCGGTTGGCGTCATCCGCCACGCCGTCGCCGTCAGCGACTGGGACGCACAGAAGAGCATCATTGACCTGCTCAACGCCGCCAGACCTGCGTTGAAAAATTGGATCATGAACAAGCTGAGGGCCGACATCATCCTCAGCCTGGGAGCGATCACCGCGGACGGCGATGTGCAGATCAGCTATGGCGCGGCCTCTGCCGCACAGCGCAACACATGGCTGGTCAACAACTCGGACCGTGTGCTGTTCGGCGCAACCAAGTCGAACAACACGGGCGTCTATGCCACGTCACTGACCAACATCGACAACACCGCGGACAAAATGACCGCGGCACAGCTCACGCTGGCCAAGCGCATCGCCCGCACCGCGTCGCCGAAGATCCGGCCGATCAAGGTCAACGGCGACGAGGAATGGTTCGTGGTGTTCGTGCCGTCGATGGTGTTCCGGGACCTGATGCTGGACCCCACCATCATCAACTCGCTGCAGTATGCCTGGGACAGAGGGCGCACAAACCCGCTCTTTACCGCGGGCGACATCCTGTATGACGGCCTGATCATACGGGAAATCCCGGAGCTGCCGACCATTCCAGACGTTGGGGCCGGCGGCACCGTCGATGCCGGCGCTTCCTACCTCTGCGGCGCACAAGCCATCGGCATCGCCTGGGCACAGCGCACCACCGCCGTCACCAACACCCGCGATTATGACTTCATGCACGGCGCCGGGATCATGGAGATCAGGGGGGTGGCCAAGATGCGGTTCGGTGTGGATCCGACCGTGGACCAGACCAAACCCGTAGACCACGGGGTCGTTACGATCTGGTCGGCCGCAGAGCCCGACGCATAGGAGACGACAATGGCACAGCAACCACACGAGCCGAACGGCGACCGGCAGCACCGCGAGGAGCAGGCCGCGCGGGAACGGCGGGAAACGCAGAAAACGCGGGCACCCGTGGACAAAGCCGCTGCGGACAAGGCGGCAGCCGAAACAAGGGAGGCGCAGGCGGCCAGCAGCATCGGGGCGCAGATCATCCTCGATTACAACGAGGATGGCAGTAAAGGCGCGCGCGGCGGCGCTGGTGGCACGGTCGAGGAGAACACCATGGCCAGGGACGCGCACCTGGTCGCTCTGGGCCTCGATCCGCTCGCACCCAGCGGCCCGCCGCCGACGCCGGAGGCACTGGCGGCACGTCGCAAACGCGAGGAGGCCGACGCCAAGGCTGCGGCGGATCCGCAGTTCATGGTGCCGCCGAACGGCAAGGCAACGCGCATGTCGAGCCTGGCGGCCGGTCTCGATGCGGGCGATATCCCGCCGACCGAACCACCGCCAACCGTCCGCGGCGGCGCCGCGTAGCAGCAAGGGGCGCGTTCGATGACCACAGTCTCAGAACTCGCAGAGCGCGCCCTGCGCCGCCTCGGCGTGGTGGTGGTGCCCGAGGCCGACCGCCCGGCCATCACCGCCACCGTCACCGTCAGCGCCATCGGCACCACCGCATTGCAGGAACTCGGCGTCGTCGCGTCAGACGAAACGCCGGCACCCACCGACCAGGCACTCGCCGAAAGCAAGGCGCGCACCGTGCATGCCTCACTCGCCGCCACCGGCGCCGTGGCGTGGAGCGAAAGCGCCATCCCGCAAAGCGTCATCGAGGATTACGCAAAACTCACTGCTGGCCAGATGGCGTCGAGCTTCGGCAAGCAGGCCGACCCGCAGGTGATGGCGCTGCTCGAGACACGGGTCAGGCGGGCCTCGGCCGTGTTCTACGCGCCGGAAATGGCACGCAACGCGGTGATGGACGTGCATCGCGGTCTCGTCGCCACCGGCTGGGCCGACTGGACGAGTCAAGACGTGCCTGACGCGGCCTGCGACCCCTATGTCGTGATGGCCTGCGTGACGCTGGCGCCGACCTTCGGCGTGCAGTTCGATCCGCGGCAGGGCATCGTGGCGCAACAGCAACTGCGCCGCATTGTCTCGCTGCCCACCGCCGGCATCGCTGTCCGGGCGGAGTATTTCTAAGATGCCGCTGGAGTTTGCCGGCCCGGTGGTCACGCCCAGCAGCACCGAGGTGCAGCACGACGAGCTGCACTTTGGCGGCTATGCGCAGCCACCCTCGGTGCCACCCGATCCGACCGGCGAGCAGTGGCGTGGACCACCGGGAGTCCAGGGGCCGGTTGGACCGGCTGGAGTTGACGGCCAAGACGGAGTTGACGGCGCCGACGGTGCGACCGGCCCTGCTGGCCCCCCAGGCGCCGCTGGAGCCGACAGCACGGTGCCTGGCCCCGCTGGCCCCCCCGGCGCTGCCAGCACCGTGCCAGGACCACAGGGGCCACAGGGCGCCACGGGTGCCACTGGGCCACCAGGCCCGGCCGGCGCCGACGGCGCCAGCATCACGATCAGCGACACGGCACCGACGCCGACCGCTGGCGCGCTGTGGTTCGATAGTGCCGGCACGCAGCTTTACGTCGGCTATTTCGATGGCACCTCGACGCAGTGGGTCATCGCGACGAATACCGGCGCATTGCCGATGACCTACGCGCAGCTTCCCGCCGAAGTGCAGCAGGTGCCAATCGCCTTCCCGTTCAGCGGCAAGCCTGCGGCGAATGCCAGCGTCATTGTGCCAATGGCCATGGTGCTGACGGTGCCCGCCGGCCTTGCCGGCAGCGTGGCCTATGCGGTGACCAACCCCTCCGCTCCGGCGACCTTCACGCTCAACCGCATCCGCAGCGGCACGCCGACCGCGCTGGGCACCGTGCAGATCGGCACCACCGGCAACATCGCCCTAGCCGGTGCCGGCGGGTCTCTTGGTATCGGTGACATCCTGCAACTCGCCGCGCCCGTCAGCCAGGATGGGACGCTCGCGGACGTGGGCATCACGATCCTGGCAGCGCGGGTCTAGATACGAATGGCATACATCTTCGGCGATTCTTTCGACCTCTACGCCACGATGGCCGATCCGATTGCCGGCTACTGGGACAGCGGCTTTGGCGTCGCTGCGGCCAACACGCTCGTCGCAGGCCGCTTCGCTGGCAGTCAGGCAGTGTCGCTGCAAAGCGGTATCACCAGCCTCGTGAAAAACAGCGGCGCCAACGACGCGATACATCACGTCGTCTGCGCAGTGCGTCAGACTGCCGCGCTCAGCGGCACGACGCTCGGCATGTATTTCCAACTATCGGATGCGGCGACCAACCAGTGCTGCATCGTGTTCCGTTCAGACGGCGTGATCCTGCTCACGTCGGCCACACCGGCAGGCACCGTGCTGGCAACCTATAGCGGCGCGGTGACAGCGGCGAACACATGGACAGCGTTCGAGTTCGAGGTGATCATCAGCAACACCGTGGGCCGGTTCCGCGCACGCAAGAACGGCAACACCTCGGATGATTACGACAGCCTTGCGACGGTCGGGAATATCAACACACGTCCGGGCGCGAACAGCTACGCCAATAAGCTGAGCGTGGGCATGAATGCCGCCGTTAACGCGCAGCAGGTTGATGACATGCTCTGGCGCAGCGACGCTGCCAGCGTGCCGTGGGTGGGCGATATACGCTGTTACACACGCATGCCAGCGAGCGATGTGAGCGTGCAGTTCACACGCAGCACCGGCGCCACCAATTTCAGTTGCGTAGACGAGACTCTGCAGAACGGCGCGACGGATTACGTGCTCAGCAGCACAGCGGGCCAGAGCGACCTCTACGGGATCGCCGCACTCGCTGCGACGCCTGTATCTGTCGTCGCGGTGACTACACGGGGATTCTGCCAGAAGAGCGACGCGGGCACGCGCAACGGCGCGGTGCAGCTCAAGAGCGGTGCCACTACAGTGCAGAGCACCAGCACAGCGCTGTCAAGCTCGTTCGGATGGCTGTGGCGCACTGACGCGACGGACCCGGCGACCAGTGCCGCATGGACGCCGGTTGCGGTTTCAAACGCAACCATTGGCCCGGTCTGCACGCTGTGACGGACATCCGCGCCACCCAGGTCAGTGCCGAGCAGTGGGCCAGCGGCACGCCCGACATGCGGGCGACGCAGGCGGCCGTCGAGATGTGGGCCTCCGTGCAGGCGAGTTCAGGCACCGCGATGGTCGCCACAATAGTCTCGCTGGAGATGTGGGCGCCGGCCGTCACCGCCAGCGCCACCTCCGTGCAAGCCCGCGTGATGATCTTGGCCTAGAGGACACAACGGCCGATGCCAGGATTCGACTACCCCAACAGCCCCACTAGCGGCCAGGTCGTCAGCAACGGCGGCGTCTCGTACACCTGGGATGGTTCCAAATGGCGGGCAACGCCGAGCGGCGGCGACTTCGTGAACGTCAGCGGCGACACCATGACCGGGCCGCTGGTGCTCTCCGGCGATCCGACAGCCAGCGCACAGGCCGCGACTAAGCACTACATCGACGATGCCATCTCGCTCGCCGGCAACTATCTCGGCACATGGTCCGTCGCATCGAACACGCCGAGCATCACCGCCGGCGGCAGCGTCTCGAATGCCAACTACGTCGCGGTGACGGCCAACCCGGCGGTGCCTGAGACGGCGCCTGGCGGCATTCCCGGCATTGCCGGGCAGACGGTGAATAACGGCGACCGCATCATCTGGGCGGCCGGGCTGGCGGTCTGGCAGATCCTGCGCTCGCCATCGCCCGGCGTGTCGAGCTTCAACACCCGCACCGGCGCGGTGACGCTATCGTCCGGCGATGTGACGACGGTGCTGCCGCCTTCCTCCACCACGCCTGTGATGGACGGTACTGCGACCATCGGTGTGGGCACGACCTGGGCGCGCGCCGATCACGTCCACCCCACCGACACCTCGCGGGCGTCGGTTGCTTCCGTCACAGCGGGTGCCGCTGCCGCCGCCGCCAACGTCGGGCGCAACTTCATCCATAACGGCCTGTTCAACGTCGTGCAGCGTGGTGCCGGGCCATTCACGACGGCGGCGGGATATACCGCCGATCGCTGGTATCAGAGCAACGCAGGAAACACAGTCAGCACAACCATTGCGGCATTGACCGATCCCAACCGCGCGGCGATAGGCGATGAAAGTGCCCTTGTCGGTTTTCGTCCGGTGGTGACTGGCGTAGCGGGCGCAGCCAACCAAACCCACATCACGCAACCGATTGAAGGGGTGAGGCGTCTTTCGGGGAAAACGGTCACCGTTAGTTTCTGGGCCTGGGCATCAGCCAGCCTCAATCTGGGCGTATCGTGGGACCAGTATTTCGGCACAGGCGGTAGTCCGTCGGCGCAAGTCTTCGGCACCGGCCAGGTGATCGCCATCACCACAACACCAACCCGATACAGCGCCACATTCAACCTGCCATCTGCCAGCGGAAAGACAATCGGGACCAACGGTGATGACCTGACTGAGTTGGTGTTCGCATTTTCCACTGGCAGCACCAATGCAGCATGGCTTGGGAATGTCGGCGTGCAGAGCGGCACTTTTACGCTATGGGGCGTGCAGCTAGAGATCGGCAGCGTGGCCACGCCGCTCGATTACGGTGGATCGCCGCAGCAACAACTCGCCGCCTGCCAACGGTTCTATCAGACTGGAACAATCCAATATTATGGCTACACCTCCGCAGGACAGACGGTAGCGATGTCGATGAGCCCGCCAACGACTATGCGCGCGGCGCCAACGATAACGCCCAGTTTCACCAATTCCAACATTACTGGGCCGGGTATGAGCAGCATGGGCACATCCGGCGCAGTCAACATCTTCGGCAGCGCGACGGCGCTTGGCGCTACCCAACTGTCGGCCACATTCACCGCATCGGCGGACCTGTAGCCATGCAGCTCATCTACACATCGGCAGAGAATACGACGATCCAGGCAACGCTGGACGACAAGGAGAGCCTCGGCAATCTGACTGGTCCTGGCGTGTTCTTCATACCCACCGATCCGGCAAACGCCGAATATGCCTACATCGTAGAGCAGGGCCTCAAGATCGAGGAATATGTCCCTCCGTCCGTGCCGCCGTCCGTGCCGGTCGATCTGCCGCCGGTCATGCCCACGGAGCCGCAGCAGGCCGCACCCAAGGCGTACGTGGACGCAGAAATCGCCGCACTTGTCGCCCGCATCGAGACGCTGGAAAGGCGCTCTTGACCCCATGCAGCAGAGCATCACCGTCCCTTATCTCCGCTCGTCGCCGCTCTACGATGCACGCCGCGACCTGGTGGCCCACTCGGCCGAAAGCCTGGCGCTGCGCGTCACCGTCATCGAGCGCGACGACCCGAATGCGCAGCTCCTCGTGCTGACCGGCGGCCTTGGCGGCCCGGCAGCGCAGTTGCTGATCTGGACCGACTACGATGCGGGCTGCCGGCGTTGCGACTATGGGCGGCCACCGCAGCGCGGCCGTACGCTCTGGGCCGGCTGGGGTGAGCCGCAGCCAGGGTTGGGCAGCTTCGACTGGCACCTGTCCGCCGGCACGCTCTACAGCCTGCCACGGCGCTGTGGCTGGGCCGTGCAACTCGTCTGGGACAGCGGCACCAAAGTGGACATGCTGCAGCAGGGGATCATCAATGTCCTTGGCACGTTCGGCGGCGCCACCAGCATAGATGGCGCCGGAACGGCACTGCTCACCAGCGACGGCATGACCATCCTCACAGCGGATAACCGCGTCATCACCAGTAGCTGACGGAGAATACTCGATGTCCGGTTCCATTCGCGTGCCAGACCTGCCGGTGCTCGGCGCGCCAACCGACGATAGCGTCGTGGTGGGCGATCACGTCGGCACTGGGCTATTCACCCTCGTTGCACTGCGCAACTACGTGCTGAGCAGCGGCGCCGCCGACCTGAGCGTGGCCTCGCTCACCGTGACGAACGGCGTCAACATCGGTGGGGCGGTGGCTATCACCGGCAACGTCGGCGTAGGCGGGACATTCAGTGTCTCGGGCGACGGCATTTTCGACAACAATATGACCGTCCAGGACAATGTCGGCATCGGCGGCGCTTTGAATGTGACAGGCAATACCGGCGTCGGTGGCACCTTCGGAGTCAGCGGTACCACAACCCTCAGCGGCGCTGTCAATGTTGTCGGACCCGGCACTTTCAACGGCAATCTCACTGCAGCCGGCATCATCACAGGAAATAGCGTGAAGGCCAGCCTAGACGGCTCGTTCGCGCTGATCGACGACACAGCCGCAGGCACCAGGATACTGGCCTGGAACAACCAGAGTGGCCAATATTACAATGCGGCAGACGATAATGTGACGTGGTACAGTATGGCCGGGACGCTGATGCAACTCACCTCGGCAGGGCATCTGCTGCTGATGGGCGGCAATACGTCGCTGGGCGATTTCAACGACAGTTACCTGACGCTGAACGGCGGCTCCGAGTTCTCCACGGGAGCCGGCGGCAAGTCGTCGCTGATCATCAACGGTGGCGGCCGGGTGCCCTACGGCTTCGAGTTCTACACCAACGGCACCCGCCTGGTCGCCTTCGATGGCGCTGGTGCGGCTTACAAGCCGGGCGGCGGGACGTGGGCCGATATCTCCGATGCGCGCATCAAGCAGGACGTGCAGGACTACGCCAGCGGCCTCGCCGAAGTGGTGCAGTTGCGGCCCGTTACCTACCGGTTCCTACAGGAGACCGGGCGCGACACGTCAAAAGTTTATACCGGCCTGATCGCGCAGGAGGCCGAGACGGTGATGCCGGAGATGGTGCGGCAAGGCCCGGCCGACGCCGGCAGCCTGCACTTCAACGACATGCGCAGCCTCGACACGGCAGCACTGATCTTCGCGGTGGTGAACGCGCTTAAGGAAGTGACTACCCGGCTCGAGGCCCTGGAGGCGGCGCCGCTGACGCGGAGCCGGCAACCGGATGTCTGACACGCAGCGCGGCGGGATGCAGCGCATTCCGTTTCCCACCGAAAGCTACGAGCACCCCAGCCGGCCGCTGAGCGCCAAGCGTTTGCTCAACTGCTTCGTCGAAGAGGCGCCGAAAGACGCGCGCGCGCCGTTCGTGCTGCGGACATCGCCGGGGCTGGTGTATCGCGAGACGCTCGGCAGCGGTCCGCTCGAGGCGTTCAATACCGAACTGGTGGGCGGCTTCTATGCCGTTTCCGGCAATGCCGCCTATCGCAACAGCAACGGCCTCACGACATGGATCGGTGACGTGGGCACCAAGTCGAGCGGCGCCGGCTCGGCGTCGCAGGCGCAGGTGACCATCGCCGTCTCGCCAGACATGGTGGCGATCTGCGTGCCGCCGCGCCTTTATGCCGCAGCGCATTACGCGGCATCGCTGGCGCCGGTTGATGTCAGTGGCTTTCCCGGCGGCGGCTTCAGCAGCATCTGCTACATGAACGGCTATTTCGTCGCGACGCAGTATGGCATCGGCACCGCCTTCTTCACCTCTGCGCTGCGTGATCCGACGACCTGGGATCCGCTGGACTTCGCGCAGGCGGACAGCCTGACCAACGTGGTCTTCTCGGCTGTGACGCATCGCGGCGAGCTGTGGCTGGTGGGCGCGTCTGCCATCGAGGTCTGGTACGACGCAGGCGCGGCCGATTTCCCGCTGCGGCGTCGCGAGGGTGGCGTGATAACACCGGGCGCGGTGCCGCGCACCGTGGCGCAGATCGACAACTCGCTCTGGTATCTGGCGCAGGACGGCACGGTGTATCGCACCCAGACCTACCAGGTGCGGCGCGTCTCGAGCCATGCCGTCGAGGCGATCACCGAGGCGTGGAACCCGAACCAGGCGCTGGCTGTGGGATACATGCAGGAGGGCCACGCCTGCTACGCGCTGACGCTGGGCGATGCCGGGCGCACGCTGATCCACGATGCTGCGACGAAGCAGTGGCACGACCGCAGCAGCAGCGCGGACGGCAGCGGGCCGTGGCGTGCGCTGGTCGCTGGACGGATCAGCGAGCACGAATATGTCGGCGACGCCGCCGGGCGGCTGTACCGGCTCGACCCGGCCGGCTCGCTCGACGACACGGTGCCGATCCTCGGGCGCGTGACGCTGCCGCCGCTCTACGCCGAGACGCGCCGGGCGTTCTGCGCCAGGTGCGAGGTGGAGATGGAGGCGCCGCCTGACACCGATGTGACGCTCACCTGGTCCGATGACGGCGGCGAGACGTTTGGCGGCGGGCCGCGGATCATGAGCGGCGCCGATGTGGCGGGCGCGCGGCGGCGGCTGGTCACCACGCGGCTTGGCTCGTTCCACCAGCGGGTGTTCTCGATTGAGACGCACGGCCGCGTGTCGCTTTATGCCGTCGATGCCGATATCAGCGCAGGGGCGCATTGATGCCGGAGACGCTGCGGAGGACGGTGCCGTATCCGCCGGCCAACGAGCGGCCGGTCGAGGCGGGCGGCGCACAGTTCACGCTGGCCTGGGCGCGGTATTTTCAGCGGCTGAGCGATGCCGTCAATGCACTGGCGCCGACCGATGCTGGCGGCGGTGGGAGTGCGGCCGGTGATGCCGGTGATTATCTGGAGGTCACGCTGGAGGGTGCCCCGCCGGTTGCGCTGACGACCGATGTTGCAGCGGACGTGCTGACGCTCCCCTTGACGCCGGGCGACTGGGACGTGAGCGGCTCGGTCAGTCTGGAACTGGACTCCAGCAGTGCCACGGCGGTCGCGCGGTGGGGCATCGACGGGCTCGACGTGATCGTGCCGTCCGGCACCTATGTGACGCTGGTCAATCTGGGAGGCTGGACCGGGCCGCGGCGGTACAACGTCACGGCGCCGACGACCCCGGTGGCGCTACGCGTCAATGTGACGTTTACCGACGGGACCGCGACGGTGGTGGCGGCGCGGCTGATGGCGCGGAGGATGCGGTGAGGTTCGTGCAGCTTGCCTCTGGCATCGACACCACACCGGTCCTGGTGGAACTGGCGCGCAACGCGGACCTGTGGGACGCCAACCCGATGCGCCGGACCTATCCTGGTACGCCGCATGGGCAGATGGTGGACATCACGGTGCGCTACATGCCCGAGGCTGATGTCACGCTCGACGCGCGGCGCGCTGAGCACCGCAACGTGTTCTGGCCAGCGTGGTACAAGCTGCCGGCGTTGCGTCCTCTGGTGTTCGGATTGATGGCGCGGGTGCAGGCAGTGGAGCTTGGTTCGATCCTCATCACGCGGCTGCCGCCAGGTGGCGAGATCCTGCCGCACAGTGACGCCGGAAGCTGGGCGCCGGAATACTACACGACGAAAGCGCATCTGACGCTGGCCGGTTCTGCGGTGGTGCGGTGTGACGACGAAGTGTGCCGGTTTGTGGCCGGCTCCGTCTGGACGTTCGATAATCTGCTGGTCCACTCGATTGCCAATGATGGCGAGTGCGACCGGATCGTCGCCATTGTCTCGATGCGGTGCGACTGATGAAGCGCGCGGAACACCAGCCGGAAACGGTGAGCGTCACGATCTATGGCGGTGTCTACTACAAGGTCTGGTCGGTGCCGGACGCGCACACGCTGATCCCGCAGCACAGCCACGCGTATGACCACCTGACGGCGATCCTGCGCGGGCTGGTGCGGGTGTGGCGGGACGATGAGCACATCGGTGACTTCCTGGCGCCGGCGACGGTGCGCGTTCCGGCTGGCTGCAAGCACCGCTTCGAGACGCTCGTCGGGTCATGTGTATTCGCCTGTATCCACAACGCGGATCACATCGAGGGCGATGAGCCTGTGGTGCGCAAGGAACATCATCTGGTGACGGAGGACTAGCATGCCGTTCGGCACGGGAGCTGTTATTGCGGCCGGCATCGGGGCGGCCGGGGCGTTGGGTGGCGCCGCGATGCAATCGAGCGCGGTCGGCGGTGCGTCGAAGGCGGCGGCGCAGGACCAGCGCATCGCGTACCTGATGGCGGACGCGAACCTTGCGCCCTATCGCAAGGCCGGCGAGGACGCGCTGCACCAGGTCGAGGGGATCGTCGGCGGCGGCTGGGGCGGCTACCAGAACCAGATGCTCGCTGGCTTCCGGACTGATCCTGGCTACCAGTTCGCGCGGGACGAAGGGTTGGACGCGGTGCAGCGGGCGCAGAACGCGGCGCACATCCTCGATAGCGGCGACACGACCAAGGCAACGCTGCGCTATGCCGAGGGGCTCGCCAACCAGCAGTATGGCGCCTATGTCGACCGCTTCGGCAACTACGTCAACCGGCTGTATTCGCTGGCGGGGGCCGGCCAGAACAGTGCCACGCAGAGCGGGACGAACGCGCTGAACACCGGGACGACCCTGGGCAACATCGCCGCCTCGCAGGGCGCGGCGGACGCCAGTATCTACGGCAACGCGGCGAAGGGCCTCGGCACAATTGCCAACGACCTGTTCAAGAGCCCGGATTTCCAAAGCTCGCTGCGCGGCCTGTTCGGTGGCGGCAGCGGTTCGATTTACGGCGACCTTGGCAGTAACGTTAACTACGCGTCGCAGGTTGCCGGCCCGACCGTTTCAAATATGTTCGGGATACCTGACATGTCCTCGTTCAGGTATTAGCCATGAGCGGCTTCAATGCGAATGTGCTGCTGCAGGGTGTGGCCAATGCCTCGCCGTGGCTGAGTTCGGACGAGCTGCTGGCGCCGCGCAAGCAGGCGGTGTCCGAGCAGCGCAATGCGTTGTTGAACGCGATGGACCAGCAGACGCTGGCCGCGACCGACCAGGAGATGGTAGCGCGCGCCTCGGCGTATTTGAACACGCTGGACGAGGACAAACGTGCGGCGGCGTATCCGGGCATTGTGGCGCAGTTGCAGCAGAGCGGCTTCGCCAAGAACGCGCCGAGCATCTATCCGGGCCACGAGCGGATTGCGCAGCTCGCCAGCATGGGCACGCCGAGCAAGGAGCTGCTGGAGCAGGCCGGCGTGCAGCGCGACTATCAAGCCTACCTGCAGCGCAGGGCCGCGGGGGGTGCATCTACGGGCATAGGCGTGGCGCCAGGTGCTGCGACGACAGGTGTGGCGGCGCCAGCAGCACCGGGCGTCATCGAACCCGATGCCCAGGCGCGGGCATTCGCCGTGCGGGACGGCCTGATCCGGCGCGGGATGGACCCGGAGACCGCGACGGCATTCGCCGCCAACGCCCTGCACGAGAGTTCCGCCAACCCGAACACCGGTCCCGGAGACCGGGGCGCCTCGCATGGCCTGTTCCAATGGCGGGATGACCGCGCGGCCCGCTACCAGCAACTCTACGGCCACTCGCCGGACAATGCTCCGCTCGATGAGCAGCTTGACTTCGTGATGCACGAACTGAGCGGCCCGGAGTCGCTGGCCAAGGGCCGCATTGCCGCAGCGCAAGGCGCGGCAGACAAGGCGGCGGAAGTGTCGGCGGCGTATCTGCGGCCAAAGGATGTGCAGGCAGAGATGCAGCGGCGGCGGGCGACGGCACAGCAACTCGCTGGCTCGTTGCCCAACGTAACGCCTGGTATGGGCGATCAGGCGTGGCTCGATCAGATGACGAGGCAATACCCGTCGCTGGGAGGGCCGAACGCCAATCCGAACCAACCCGTCACTGCGCCCTATCAGACGGCATCGCTCGCGCCCGTGCCGCCGCCTACACGCGGCTCTGGCGGCGTTGTGGCGGGCGGTGATGGTTCGGGTGCGCCGGCTGCTCCGGCGGCGCCAGCAGCGGTCCCTGGCGGTCAGGGACTGGTGCGCAATCCTGATGGCACGGTCGGCACGCCGAATGCCGGAGGGCTAGGGGGCGCTGCGCCGCCATCGGCCACCACAGCAGCACCTCCTGCGGCCACACTCGCCGCGCCAGCCGTCCCACCGCCGCCGCCGCGACAGGCCAACGGCCTCACTGCGGCGCAGAACAACACGCTGCGGGAGCTGGAACTGGTCCGGCCGCGTAACCGCGCCGAGTTCGACGCGCTGCAGCAGAAGATCGCAACGACAGAGCAGACCTACCGCGACCACAACGAGACACAGGATCACCAATATCAACAGGATCTACAGACGGCGGCGGATCGGACGGAACGGCAGCGGCTGGCACAGGAGGCAGCGAAGCTTGCCCAGAAGACACAAGGTGTACCAACCGGCTATCAGCGTACTGAGTCGGGTGCCATCGAACCGATCCCCGGATTCAAGGGGACGACCGAGAGTGATCGCGCTGATTACGACCTGAAGCACGCCGATCCAAGCAGCCAGGAATATGCCGACGCCTGGAAAGCGAAAAAGTGGCAGATAACCCAGAATGGCAGCGTCATCGAGCAGGACATGTCGGGCTACCCGGCGCCGACCCGCTCCATTCAGCGGCCGACATTCCTGCCGCAACCAACCGGGACAGCGCTCGATGAAGTGCGCAAGGCAGACACCGACGCCAGGGTCATCACCAGTGCCATCGACCATTATACGGATGTGCATAAAGCCCAGGCCGGCGCCAGTTGGGATGCCTACATTGCCAATCCAAGAAGCAAGGAAGCACAGCAGTTGCTCGGCGCGTTCGACCGGCTGAAAACCGTCCTACGCAGTCCGGTGTATTACAATACCGGTGTGCTGCAACCAGCCGAGATGCAGCTACTGAAAGAGGATCTGGTATCACCCCAGACGCTGCGCGGTTTGTTCTCTACGCCAGAGGCGCTCGCATCGCGGTTGCATGAAATCAAGGTGGCAGTGCTGACGCGGCAGGATGCGGAACTGCGATCAGTCGGAAAAGACGGCGTGATCGTTCGTGACAAGAGCGACTTTGCCAAGATACCGGAGGGCGGCAAATTCTATGATGAGGACGGCAATCTGCGGATAAAGCCGAGGGCACAATAATGGCCAACGAGGACAAGCCGTGGCTGGATGCGCCGATCATCCGCGCTGCACCGGAGGCCGCGCCCCAGGCCGCGCCGCCTGAATATTATAGGGGCGCTGGCCGTGGCCGTCCCAGGCCGCCAGAGACGAGCCACTTGGACGAATATGTTGACACCTCAGTGCAGCAAAGCCCGAATGCCGGCGCTGTTCTCCCGCTGTCCAATGAGCCGGGGCGTGGCTTGCGGCTCGCGCTGCCCAACACAGTGCGCGGACTGTTCACCGAGGGACCGCAACTGAACGACCAAGGCCAGCTCGTCGTGCCTGGCGCTACGATCAACCCGAACACAGGCAATCTCGGTGTAACGCCCGAGGCGCAGGCGGCCGGCAGTCTGTTTCCGGCATCCACTCCGAATGTCCTGATGGCTGGCGCTGGGCGCAGGTTTGTCGCGCCAGGGACGCTGGATCGTCGTGTCGAGTTGTCGCCGGAGTTCCGGGCTAATCCAACGTCGGCCGAGCTGCCGACACGGCCCGCTGGCCCGTCATCACCGACTGGGTTGGAGCCGCCGCCGGTCAGCGCGGTGCCGGCAGCGGGGCCACCACCCAACCTCAAAACGTCTGCTGGGGCCAAGGAGGTCGCGAATTACTTCTACAAACAGGCCGATGAAGCAGGCGGTGTGTTCACGCCTCAGTTCACCGACAGCTTCATCGACGGCGTAACCAAAAACCTACCGCAGACTGAGGCTGGGCGGGCTGTAGCCGGTCAGAGCGAAACGGCGGCTTTAGCTGAGAGATTACAGGCGTTGCGTGGCAAGAACATGACGCTAGAGGCCATGCAGGAAGCAGATGAGGGGCTGACATCGTTGATCAGCAAGGAATGGGGGCCACAAGGCATCTCCAAGGACGGCGTTAAGTTGCAGCAAATCCAGCGTGATCTCAGGGACCGGGCGATGAATGCCGCTGAAGGCGACATTGAGGGCGGCACCGCCGGCGTTGATGCGCTGCGTAATGGGCGCAAGGCATGGTCAGCGTCGATGCTGCTGCGGGATCTGGAGGCAATACAGGAGCGCGCCAGCCGGACTGAGCAACCGTCGACATCCATCAGGACACAGGTCAGGACACTGCTGGGGAACGCCAACAAAACCCGCTGGTATTCTCCCGAGGAGGTCGCCGCTCTTGAAGATGCTGCCCAGCGTGGTGTCTTAGGCGGAGCTTTTCATGTCGCTGGTAGCCGTTTGGTGCCGATGCTGGCTGCTGTTGCAGGGTTGGGGACCAGCGGTCCATTGGGCGCGCTGATTCAGGGAGGCGCCGCCGGCGTGCTAAGTGCCGGAGCGAGGAACATCGCAACGACGCTACAAGAGGGGCGGCTTGGGAAGGTTGCCGATCTTGTCTCGCGTCGTGTCCCGAGCCTGCCGCCTAATCGGATGATGGGGCCAGGGCCTTAGTTGTCGTTGCGGTGCTTCCACCAGTCCTCGATGAAGTAAGCCATCATCACGGCAAATAGAAAGGTAACTGGGAAGCTGAGTAAGTAGATCACGGTTACGTCCTGGTCAAAGATGGCGGGCGATAAAGCCGCCGATGATGGCTGAGGCCAGGGTCAGAGCGAACACCCACGGGGCCATGCGCCAGTCGCGCCAGAGTTTCTGCTCTTCCGCGCGCAGCTTCTCGGCTTCGCGCATCAGTTTGTGCTGCTCGGCGATGAACTTGCGGGCTTCCTGCTCCGCGCGGTTCGTCCGAACCTCAATGGGTATATCGCTCACCGGCGATACTCCACGCCGAGCTTGTCCGCGATGGCAAACAGCACCTCGGACATCTGGTCGAGCCGGCTTGCCGTCAGCGCCTCGTGCGTCGCGACCCGCTCCGTGTGCAGTTCCATGATCTTGTCGCGGATTTTCCCCTCGTCACGTAGGGTTCGGACATCGGCCTGCAACCGGCGGATCATCTCGCCCAGCAGCTCCAGTCGGATTACGGGTGTGTCGCTCATCTCAAATCCTAAAGCGGAGGTGACGCCGGCCGGAGCCGGCGCCGTGTGTCAGCACTGCGTCTGATAACCGCGCCCTGGAATAAACACCGGGCGACACCCTCTGGCATCCGTCTGCCACATGGTTGGTGGTGACATCATGTTGCTTGGCGGCACGGGAGGTCCGGATAACTGCCACTCGGCATTCCCAGATGCGGAGTGCTGCTGCCAAGTCGTCTGCGCCATTGCTGGCGTTGCCGCGAGCAGGAGTGCCGCGGCGAGTGCTAGTCGTGTCATAGTCTGTCAGTCCTCTGAATGTGCGGCGCGTGTGTCATCCAAAGCGCTGCGCCGCTGAACGCTCTGTCGTGTCCTAATGATGCAGCAGGCCCCACCATGTCGCGCCGGCTGCGAATGCCGCGACGACAATACCGGTGCCGCTTACCACGATGATCCAGGTCTGGCGCCGCAGCTTCTGCAGCTCCATCGCCATATCGAATCGCGCATCTGGCTTCATGGGTTTGTTTGTGCTGGCGGCTGCATCTGATCGAGCTTGTGGCGAAACCGCCCGATCTGCCCGTGTAGCGCTCGCACCTCGCCGGTCAGGCCACCCAGCGTTACGTCAAGCCGCTGCACGATGGCCAGCAACACGCCCATGTCGGCGCGCATGTCGGCCATTTCATTGATGATCCGCGCCTGCTGCGCTCCCAGAAATTCCAACGTCACCGGGTTACCGCTCATCACTTCGCCTCCCGCGCCTGATCAATCAGCCGCCGGAGGAACTCGCCCACCGAGAGGCCAAGCCGCGCCGCTGCCTTCTCAAGCCAAGCGCGCTGCGGGTCAGTCAATACGACATTAAGCCTTGCCATGCACCTATCTGTGCAAGATCGGTGTCGGCTGTGTCAACACAATAATGCAGGGAAACGCGCATGGCCGAGCCACCGGCATATCCGCACATCATCGTATTCGAGACCGCCGAAACGCAGCGGCTGTTCGTGCCAGCCGAGACGGAGCCGGAGCCACCAGATCCACCGGACCCACCCGATCCCCCGGAGCCTGGCGAGGCGCGCGCGACGATCAGCATAGACGGCGACGAGTATGCGTTCCTCGCCAGCGACGGCCAGCCGCTCGACAGCTACACCGACCCCGATGGCGAGTTCGTGCAGGACTGCATCCTGTGCGTTAACCCGGGCCTGCCGCATATGCTGGTATTCTACCGTCCGGACAGGAGCGGTGGCCGCGAGGAATGGGTGTTCGAGCACGGGCAGCCGCGCGCCACGTCGCAGGCGGCGAACCTGCCGGCCTACACCGCCACCATCACCCGCCGCGACGGCACCACAGCCACCGTGGAGGCGCCCAGCGGGCACTATTGGTTTGGCCGCTGGCGCTGGCAGTCGGCACCACGTCCGGTGCGTCGCACCTACACGCAGCTCAGCGCGCAGAACCTCATCCCGCACCTCGACACGCGCGGCCTGGCGACCGGCCCGATCCTCACCGTCAATCCGTATGCACCCATGGCCACATGCGGGATGCCGCAGAACCAGGGCAGCACGGGCGGCTATCCCGGCCTCGGCATCATCACGGGGTGGCAGGCGCAGTATCTCGTGCGCGGGGCACCAGAGACGGCGTGGCGCAACCAGGCCGAGGCGATCAACGGCTATGCGGTGTTCGTGCGCAACCCGGACACGTTCGCTCCCGGCCCGGGCGATATCGTCAACGACTGGCCGAATGCCAATATGTATTCCTCCTCGGAGGGCACACCATACATCAGCAAAGGCCCCAGCCCGTTGCGCACCGACCAGGGCCACCTGCCGTCTATGTCTTACATCCCGTTCCTGCTCACGGGCGATCCCTACCACCTCGAGGCGATGCAGTTCGTCACGAATTACCAGCAACTATCGCTGCCCGCCGATTCGCGCTGCATGGTGATGGGGCGCTACTGGGCGTGGCCCACGCGCGCGATTGCCGAGTGTGTCGCCGCAACGCCGGCCGTGGTGCCGTCCTGGCTGCTGCCGCGCTCATATTGGACGCACTGGCTCGACGTGCATCGCGGCTACGTCGAGGACCGCATGGCGAACAGCAGCGATCCCTACTGCTACGTATTTCATTCCATCGTTGAGGGCGGCCAGACGACCGAGCTCGACCCGTCCAAAAGCGGCGATCATGTGTGGCAGCAAGGGATGGTGGACCTGACCGCCGCGTGGATTGCGTCATGGCGTGAGGAGTGGGTAGAGCCCGCCGAGTGGCTGATACACTCGTCGATTGACCGCGCATCCGCCACATCGGGCTGGGTGAGGACGCATTGCGCGCCATATCACATGCGTCTGCAGAATGCCTCGGTGCTGGCGACCGCGATGACCAAGACCGACGAACAGTTGACGGTGAAATACCCGCAGCGCTTTGCGCCCGGCATGAGCGTCACCATCGACTCCGAGACGATGATGCTGGGCGACAGCGACGACCAGTTGTGCTGGCACATCGCATCGAGGCCAAAGCCGGCCGATCACCCGGTCAACCGCTCCGTCTATGGCAGCAAATGCCTGAGTTGGGGCGAGGCGGCCGACCTCAATGTATATACGTATGGCTGGACCGACACAGCGGACAACGACCATATGAGCCCGCTGACGGAAGATCTGACCTATGCGAGTTATCAGCGGGCCGCCTTGGCACAGGCACTCCATGCTGGACTGGACGTGCCGGGGCTGCACGAGGCTTATACTTGGCTCGACAGTGAGATGCGGCGCCTGGTCACCGAGAAGAAGCTGCCGGTCGGAGACAACTGGGCAGTGGTGCCCGCTGTGACATCGCGAAGGCCGCATCGGCGGCGCAGCGAGCGGCCGTCGTGGCAACGGATGCGCGACATCCTGGAGACTATCGGCTTCGGCGAAGATTGATGTGGCTCGCCGCCCGCCGTTCCCGATGTTGCGGGCGTGCTTCTATCTGTTCGGCATCGTCGTGCTGCTACAATGCCTGTGGGTAAGCATCGCGGTGCTGACGTGCGTCGTGTTGATCTACCAGAAGGCGTATCCGCTCGGTGCCTGCGCTGACCTGGGCGCTCGCGCGTCAGCGATCTTCACGGAGGCACTGGCTGGCATCCTCGCCCTGCTGCTCGCGGCTAGACCGCCTACGCCACCACCCGACGGCTAATGCTCGATCGGGTACGAGAGCAGCATCCAGGCCACGAGGGCCGTGACGCTGCCCATCAGGAAGACTATCGCCACCAAGCGCCAGAAGAGTTCCATTACATTAGCCTCACCCCGCCGCCACCGGACGACTAGCGCGCCAGGCTTGTCTGCGTGTTGCGCTCGTCGTAATCTCCGCGCGGTTATCACCATATCAAGACAAACTGCCCCGTCGGTTAGGCGGGGTTTTTTCCCCACGTCAGGGCAATCCGCCCTGGCCGGTGATCACCAGGAACCACGTCCAGAACAGCACCAACCCGCCGCATGCCATGAGCGCCAGAGCGACGGTCATCGCGGTTCGCAGCATCTAGCCCGACGCCATCTTCTCAGCGCCAGCGATCTCGACATCCGGCAGATCGTCAGGCTCATCCTCGCCTGGGAACCGCGCGTAGTTATCGGCCAGAATCGCAGCAATCTCGCGCTGCACCCACTCTGGGCCGGTGCTGATAGCGTCGCCGACGCTGGGACGGTTCGCAACCTCTACCACCTCGTCACGCCGGTAGAGCACATCGCACGCTGCGCGCAGCTTATCGAGCCAGGCGCGCCACTGTTCATCGGTGCGCGCCTTTGGCGTCTCCTGCTCAGTCTTACGCGCTGGGCGTGGCGCAGGAGCGGCAGCAGCACGCAGCGGGATTTCGTCGTTGATCGCCTGCCGCTCCGGCGATGCCTCCAGCGTCGGGCCGTTGTGCTCGTCCTTGACCGGGATGTCGGCCTGCTCCTCCGGCACATACATGCCAGACGTGGCCAGCGGCCAGAGCGTACGGACACCCTCTGACACCACCCGGCTGCGCAGCATCTGGCGCGGAAACTTGGTGTACATGTCTTTTTTGCCAAATGCCGTCTGCGCCCGCTGCATGTCCCAGTCGATCCGTACCTCGCCGGTCTGCGGGTGAGTAAATGTGGCATCGGCGAGTTCGTCGGTCAGGCTGTGCCACTTCACCTTGCCGCCGGCCTGGATAAAATCGCGCAGCATCGCCTCGGCCTTCTTGGCTGGCCGGTTGTTGATGATGTCGTAATCGCGCGCGGCCTCGACGGCGTGCCGGCCCTCGGCCTGGGCGATTGCCATGAGCACCAGGGCCTGCTCTGGCGTGCGGATGCCGAATAGCCCGCTCTTGGCGATGGCGACGGCGAGCGTCTGCATATCCTGCAGCGGCATTGCGGTTGGCACGAGTGCATTCATGTCAGGCTGTCCTTAGTGTCAAACTCGGGCTCGGGTTGCTCAACGTTGCCCCCGGTATCTGCTCCCCGGACCGCAACGCCTTACCGAGCGCCACGAGGTCCGGGGCGTGGCGGATGAAAGCGTCTGGCAACTCGCTCTGATCCGACACGATGGCCTTGCTGCGATGCGTCACGCTGGCGGTGAATAGGCTGCGCTCGAGCTTCGACAGGCCCATAGCCTCCATCATCTGCAGCACGATATGCCGCCGGCGATCCGCACGGGCTTCGAGGCGCTTGATGCGTTCGCGGGCACCCTCCACTAATGCCTCGTCGGCGAGCGCCTGCTCTACCAGCCGGTCGAGGATTTCGAGGGCGTCGGTCTCGCCGTCGATGGTGTCGGCGAGCAGCTTCTCGTCCTCGGTGTCGCCGAGCATTGCGCGGATCTGCATGGCGGCCGACATGGCCTGCTCGATGCGGTAGGAGCTGGTCACGCGCTCAGCTCCATCTCGGGCTGTGGCGCCTCCTGGGGCGTCTCAACGAGCCGTGGCGCGCGCTGGCGGCGCACCCGCGGGCGGCCGGTGAGGGCCGCCACGACCTCGCGCACGGCCTCCAGCCGCGTCTGCAACACCGTCATTTCCAGCTCCAGCGCCCGTTCGTCGCTGCGGGCGCGTTCCAGGAGCGCTGCGGCGTTGGTGAGCAGCGATGCGTTGTCGATGTCGGTCATGCTGCGTCCTCCACATCAATCCAGGTCTGGCGTAACCGGGCTTTAGAAACGGTTTGCTTGCTGACGCCGTACTCGGCCACCCACTCCCCTAAGGGTTTGTCTGGTTGCGCACGGATGGCGCGGACGGCCTCTCGCGTCAGTTTGGCAAAGCCATTCCGTTCACCGCGATTGTGTCTGTCATGGAGCAGCTTGTCGGCTTCGTTCTCTCGCCCAGTAGCCCAACGCAGATGCTGCGGAGAAATGCAGAGCCTGACACCACATTTGTGTGCCGCGTGATGGGCCGCAGAAGGCGGGTCTCCATGGACCATCTGGCAGACTAGTCGATGAGCAGAAACAATGCGGCCCTCATAGTAGAGTTTGCCATAGCGGCGCGCTTTTGCATAAGGCCAAAGCAGGCAGGCATCACCCTGATGGTGTGTGGCCGCATAGATAAACCTTAAGCTTTTCGAGGCGATCATTCAGCATCCGCCCCCTCGGATAGATCGAATGAGGCATATGCTGGGGTTGGCCGGTCACACCCTGGGCACCACGCCTCGCCTTCAAACGCGGCGTATTCGTCCCATTCGAGCGGGCAGGCGTCGCACAGGTACCAGTTGTGATAGGCGCTTAGCGCCTCCCGTTGTCCCGGCGCGTCACCAACGCCAATCGGTCCCGCAACAGTTCCAGCTCCTCCCGCGCCTGGGGATCCAGGCTCAATTCCAGGATGCGAGCAAGCGTCAGATAGGCGTCGAGCAGGGCGTTCATCGCCTGCGCATAGGTCACGGGGCGCGGGCGACGGGGCATCGTTTGTGGTCCAATGAAGAATTTGTGAGGTTGCGGTTTGCTCGGAGACATTCGCCGTAACGCCTGGGACATCACGGATATTCCACGCGAGAGTTGCGTTGGAGTCACGTTGCACACGCGTATCAGGACGCTGCTTGCCGGTTTGCGCATAGCCTGATTGTGACAGCGGCGTTAGCGTGACGTTGGGCGCGCCTAACCCGCCACACGGGGCGTTGGGGAACTGGAAGCTCGCCGATCTCCGTTCGGTATCACTCCTAGAGGGGGAGGTAGTTTCGTAATGCCGAAACGTGCAGGGCAGTCCCGTAGCCATAGCGGCCTCGCGTCAGGTGACGGAGGCACTATAGCAGACATTCTGATGTCAGCAACAGAAAAACTGTCGGTGTTGTGTTGGGTTGTTGTTTTTGTCGGCTTTTCGTTGGGACAAAAAGTCCTTAAGCGCGAGCCATCTTCTTTGAAGGACGCGCCTCCGATTTCTTTACCGGTGCCCGTGCTTCCGGTTCCTTTGGAACCGATTCCTGCCGCCAAATTTTCTCTCTGAAACCTTCGACGAAAATCGTCAATTCTCTCGAAAGCTGTCCCGGAACAAGCCGGTCGTCGCCGAACAAAATCCATTGCACGGTGACGCCCGGCAGCAGCTTTTCAAGCTCGTAAGCGACTTCGGGTCTGGGGAGCTGATAGCCGTTTACGGCGTTTCCGAAATTCGACCATGGCTCTTCGAGAAGGGCGGCGGCCTCCCTGATCGAAATTCCCTTTTTCCTTAAAATGGCTCTCAGGCGCAGTCCGACTTCCTGCGGATCTGGTTTCCTTGTCATTCGCTACCTTCACTGCGGCGTTGCCTAGAAGGCAACACATATAGAGGCGCGACAGAGATTCTGTCATCACCGGTCTCTTGCCCTGTTGCCTTGCCAACAGATGTGCTGTTGATTACCGTGCCATGACAACGCTCCGGCTTTTCAAAGCATTCGGGGGTCGGGAAACGCTCATGGACATCTGCGATGTAAGCCGCAACACCATCAACCACTGGTTGTCTTACGGGGTGCCATACAAGCACTGGCCGGCGATCCGTGAGGCGGCGGCCGAGGCTGGCATTCCCGGCATCACAGACGCAGCGCTGGCCTCGACGCGGCCACGGGCGCGCCGGAAGACCGCCGAGTGAGCGCGGCGAACCCTTGCGGGCTGCATGAGTGGGACCAGGTGGCCTGTGAGTGGCTGCGCCAGCGCTGGGCGGATGGGGCGGTCTGCAGCCTCATCGCGTGCGAGCTGGGCATCACCAAGAACGCCGTGGTGGGCAAGGTCCGCCGGCTCAGGCTGGCTCCGCGCGCCTCGCCGCTCCACGCCGCAGGCCAACCGCGGCCTCCCGCGCGCCCCCGGCCGGTGAAGCCGCCGCGTCTACCGCGCCCGCCGAAGGCCCAGCAGGCGCCGCCGGAGCCGCGTCCAGTACCGCCACCATCGCCGCCCCCGCCCGAGCCTGTGGCGCCGCGTGGCTGCCAGTATCCGCGGGGCAACCGACCGCACTGGGACTGGTGCGGCGCACCGGTGGTTGATGGCGGGCCGTACTGTGAGCCGTGCCGTCGCCGCTGCTGGATCGTGCCGCCGCGGCGGGCTGCGGCATGAGCGGCAACGGCGCGCTCGCGGAGCCGCGGACGCTATGCTGCCCGATCTGCGGGCGCGAGATGGGCATTCCTGGCCATCGGCCGCAGCAGCCCTGGACGCCGCAGCAGGTGGCGATGATCCGTAAGATGTGGGCGATCGGGCTGCAGCATAAGCAGATTGCGTGGCTGTTCGGCCCTCGTGTGACGGCGCGGGCGATTGGTTCGCTGCTGCGCACGGGTGCTGCGGCATGACGTACCGCCTCACCGCGCCGGTTGAGTCTGAGCACGGCATCCAGCGCCGGATCGCCGGCGTGCTGCGCATCGAGATCGGCGCCGAGGCGAAAATCTCCGAGCACGGCGTTACGTGGTTCTGCATCGATCACGCTAACCACCACGGCGAGGTGCCGGGCATCCGCGTTGGCCGCGGCATTCCGCCGGGCATCTTCGACATGCTGGTGCTGTACCAGGGGCGCGCTTTCTGGATCGAGCTCAAGAGTCGCAACGGCACGGTGTCGGATCCGCAGCGGTCGATGGCGGCGACGCTGTTGCTATCGGGCTGCCGCATCGGCATCGCGCGCGATGAGAGCGAGGTGATCGCCATGCTGGATTGCTGGCAGATCCCGCGCAAGCACCGGGTCCGGGTGGCGGCGTGAGCAGTCGCCTGCCAATGTTGGGCGCGCGCGCAACCCGTGGCCTGCGCGGCGACGATTTCTATGAGACGCCCACGAGCGCCACACGTGCCCTGCTGGCGGTGGAGGAGTTCGACGGCGCGATCTGGGAACCGGCCTGTGGGTTCGGAGCCATCAGCCGCATCCTCGAGGACGCCGGACATGAGGTCATCAGCACTGACCTGGTGCAGCGCTGCCATGGAATTGGTCGCACCGACTTCCTGATGGAATGGCTACCGCGCGCGCCGAACATCATCACCAACCCGCCATTTAAACTAGCGGAGCAATTCGCCCGCCAGGCGGTACGGTTGACCACCGGGAAAGTGGCGTTGCTGTGCCGTCTGGGGTGGCTGGAGGGGCGGCAGCGTCGGTTGATGTTCGAGCAACTGCCATTCGCACGGCTATGGGTGTTCAGCGGCCGGCTGCCGATGATGCACAGGCACGACTGGACCGGGCCGAGGGCGTCCAGCGCCATCGCGTTCGCGTGGTTTGTGTTCGAGCACGGTCACACCGGGCCGGCGACGATTGGTCATCTGCACGAAGGCATAATGTAGGGGGATTCATGGCCGAAGCGTCTTTGTTGAAATCGACCATCCCGTCCGTTGCTGAACAACTGGCAAATCCGGCTGGGTTGAGCACTGAGGTCGCCTATCTTCGCGATCTGATCAGCCAGCATCAATCGCTCCACTTCGAGATCCTGCATGTCACCCAGCGTCTGGCGCTGGCGATGCTGTCGCTGAACTTCGGCAATCGCCGCATCTCGCGGGCATGGCTGACGCGGTTGAAGCGGATCATGGAAAGAGGCAGGTTTCTGTTGGTCCACCAAGCCGGCGCATTCGATACCAACGGATACCTGCGGGATGGACAGCACCGACTGCTTGCGGTGGCTGAAACGGGCGTTGCTGTCGATATGCCCTTCGCGTTTGGCGTTCATCCGTCTGCCTTTGCTGCGATGGATGTTGGGATGCGCCGCTCTGGTGCGCAATCGCTGGAGTTGGACGGGATCAAGAACTCCAGTCAGGTACAGGCCATCCTGCGGCTGCGCCATCGGGTGACGAAAGAGACCAAAGGCGAGAAGCTCGACGACCAGGGTGTTTATGTTCAGGGGCTTGAGGCGTGCCAAGCGAACGACCTGTTACAGACTGCGATTGCTGCCGGGTTCCGGCTGAACGCGCTTAGCGCGTTATCAGCATCGGCGTTCGCCTATTGGCAGATCGCTTTGCAATCATCTGACCGGGGCCGGCTGGGCAAGTTCTGGGATCAGCTTGTAGAGGGCTACGAACTGGATAGGGGGAACCCTCTCCTTGAGGCCCGCCGGCTGCTTGGCAATGCCCGCAATGCATCGAAGAAGCCGCACCAGTCGCTGCAGCAAACGCTTTCGGTGGTCTGGATTATCTGGGCCTGGAATGAGTGGACGGCTGGCAAGACGGGTGGCAGGCCGCCGCGCTGGACGGAGGTACATGAAGTGCTGCCGGTCAGGGGAGCGCGATGACGATCATGATCCCTATTGATGCGGTGCGGGTTGGCGCTGCCCGACGCAGAACGACCGCGGCCAAGGTGCGGACCCTGGCTGACAGTATTGCCTCGATTGGCCTGCGAACGCCGATCACGGTACTTCCTGCTGACGTTGAAGGGCGGTATGGGTTGGTGGCTGGACGTAACCGGCTGGAGGCGTGCCGCCTGCTTGGTCACGCGGAGATTGCAGCCGAGATAGAGACTGACGCGCTCGTGGCTCAGATGTGGGAGATCGCCGAGAACGTCCACCGGTCGGATATCAATGAGCTGCAGCGCGCCATGCTGATCGGACGATGGGTAAAGCTGCAAAAAAGAAAAGAGAAGCGAGATAGGGGGGGCGCCGCGCCCCCCCTTGTAGGCGGCTTACAACCGCACGACCGCGGAGTGAAGGCGACGGCTCGAACGCTCGGCATGTCACCACGTTCTGCGCGACGAGCCATCAACATAACGGAGCATTTGACGAAGCCGGCTCTCCGCGAGGCGGAGCGTCTTGGTCTGCTGAATAATCAGCGCGCGCTATCGAGTGCAGCAGGCTGTTTGGATACCGATGCGCAGATCCTGGATCTGCAGCGTACGGCGCAGCGGAAGGCCAAGCGCAAGGCCGAGCGGGCGCAGATGAAGGCGGTACTGGCCGGCACGGACAAACCCCGGTCGCCGAAGGAGGCATTCGACCGATGGTTTAACTCATTCGACGTCGTGATGAAGGTGGAGATCCGGATCTGGCTGCTCAGCAAAGCCGCTGAAGAATATTTCGAGGAGCAGGAGCAGATCGAACAGCGCCGAAAGGCAATGCACTGATGACCGTTGCCGACTCAATCACGGTGGCGCTGCCGCCTGGCTGGAACCGCGATGCGACGCTCGCCGACGACGTGCTGGCCGCCGTGCAGGATGCCGACTGCTGCTGGCTGCAGGTGGTGACGGAGCTGGGCTTTGTGCTGGCGGCGCTGCTGCTCGGCCAGGAGAATGAGGCCATGCGGGTGGCGGTTGCGGAGGCGTTGGCTGGCAAGTTGCTGGAGACGGCACGCAGCGGCCAGATGCCGGGAAGCGTGGTGCTGCAATGATGACGACCGTTGCCGACTCAATCATGACGGCGCATAACAGAAATGCCGCCCAGTTGGAGCTGGACGGCATCTGTAACTTAACCAAGCGGTGCTTGGGCTGTGCAACAATCGGGCAATCGCTAACCCCCATTTTGCACAGCACCAGCGCCGCGTCAACGGAGCTGTGCCTATGACACCTAATCCGTACGCCCTGGCGGTCGAACTGGCCAGGCCGGTCGTGCGCGGCTACCTCTCCCGCACCGACGTCGACCTGACGCTGGCCCTGGAAACGCCCGACACCGGCGCCTACCGCATCGCCCAGCATCTGCTCAACGAGCGGCTTAGCCGCCTGGAGACGCGCCGCGATATCACCCGGCTGCGCATCAGGCGCCGGCTCAAGCCACTGATCGCCATGCGCAAGCCGCCCAACGTACTGCTCGCAGAGGCCCACGACGTGAACGGCGGCGAAGGGTTCCCGTTTGCCGAGCCGGAGGTGGGCGACATCGTTGCGACCGAAGTCTACTGGGCACTGCCGCAGGGAGGCCGGCGATATGGCTGATACCCTCGACGAGATCCTCGCCGAAGCCGCCCAAAACAAAGAAGAGCAGGACCGGATCTTCAGCGCCTACGAAGCAGGCGAACCCAGACCTCGCCTCAAGTCCATCCCAGGCGGCAAGGCCGAGAGCGAGGACAGGGCCGAGGCGCCCCCATTCGGACTGCGGCCCGTCCGCATCCTCGACCAAAAGCAAATCCCGCACCGGCAGTGGATCTACGGTACCCAGCTCATCCGCGGTTTCGTCACGCTGCTGATCGCGCCAGGCGGCACCGGTAAAAGCACGCTCCTGCTGGCTACATGCCTGTCTGTCGCCACCGGACGCTCGCTGCTCGGACCCCGCATCTACCAACAGTGCAACACCGCCCTGCTCAATCTCGAAGACCCCCAGGACGAAATAGACCGGCGACTCACCGCCCTCGCCATGCGCTACAATATCGGCGACGCCGACATCGGCGGACGGTTCTACGCATCCCCGCCAGAACGAGGTATCAAGATCGCCGCCAACGGCGCCGATGGATTTTCCGTCGTCCATCCCGATGAGAAACCAATCATCGAGCGCGTCCGCGACGAGCGCATCGGCCTCCTGGCCGTCGATCCATTCGCCGAAAGCCACACTCTCGAAGAAAACTCCAACCCCGCCATGATCCAGGCCGCCGCCGCCTGGCGGCGTGTCGCACGCCTGGGAGACTGCGCCGTCATCCTCTCCCATCACGTCCGCAAAGGCCCCGTGGACAACATCGAGAGCGCCCGCGGCGCCAAGGCACTCACCGATAGCGCCCGCATCGGCCTGCTGCTCAGCACCATGACAGCCGAAGACGCCGAAAGCCTCGGCATCGCCGAGGATGAGCGCCTGCAATACGTCCGGCTGGATGACGCCAAAGCCAATATGGCACCCCGCGCCCCTAAGGCCGCGTGGTTCCACCTCTCCAGCATCACCCTCGATAACGCCGACGCTACCTACACCCACGGCGATCAGGTCGGTGTCATCGAAGCATGGGAGCCAGAAAATGTCTGGGACACCATCTCAATCAAAGACGCCAATACCATCCTCGACCGTATCGCGGCCGGGAAAGACGGCGAGCCATACACCGATAGCCGACGCCACCCAGCCACACGGTGGGCCGGTCACGTCGTCATCGCCGTCATCGACTGTCCGGTCGAACAAGCCGCCAGCATCATCGGCACATGGGTCAGAAATGGTGTCCTTATCCGAGATGGTTACAAAACCGACAACCGTAAGGCCAGAACCGCCCTCCGCGTCGATGACACCAAGCGCCCAGGCACCCGGTATGAGTAACCCATCACCTGCGCTTGTGGCGCGCTTTGTGGCGCGGTGTGGCGCGCCGTTGGACGGTTGCGCCACAAATTGGCCCCCTCTAAGGGGGGGCCAAAAAGTTTGTGGCGCGCCCCAACCGTCCTTAGGCGATTCGTGGCGCGTTTCGTGGCGCTTGTGGCGCGCCGGCCCACAGCCCATCGGACCCATCGTCCAACGCATCCTCGAGCGCTGCCAAGCTACCAAGGACCACACCCATGCCGCTTGACGCCATACCAGCTACCCGGTTAGATGCGCCACACCACGACAGCGCGGACACCCTCCCCACGTCCCGCATGCCGTGCCACAGCATTCGGTGGGCCTGCATCTACACCCACCCCCAAGCCGAGCACTGGGCCAACACCAACCTCCAACGCTCCGGCTACACAACCTACCTCCCGCTCTACGTCACCAGAGTCCGCGATAACGCCATCCGATCCCTCTGGCACACCGTCGAGCGACCGCTCTTCGCCAGATACCTGTTTCTCCGCTTCAACCACACCGCCACATCCTGGTCGCCAATCCGCGCCACCCCAGGCGTCGTCGATCTCGTCAGATCAGGCACAGATCCCGCCTATGCCTCAGACGCCGCCATAAGCACGCTACAGGCCCTTGACCATGTTCGCCGCACCCTCTCCACCCCTGCCGAACCGCTCTGGCGCCCTGGAGCCGCCTGCAGGCTCGCTGGCGGGGGTGCTTTCCATGGCCATGACGCCGTGGTGACCGCAGTCCACGCAGATCGCGCCCTCGTCGCCATCCTGATGCTCGGTCATCTCCGCGAAGTGCAGGTCAGCCTCGATTGTCTCGCGGCGCGAGATTGAGCCAGCTAACTTAGTGGAACTCTAGTCGTGGGCGAGTTTCGGCCCTCAAAGCCAGGCGAAAGACGCGGTGGAAGGCAGAAAGGAACGCCAAACAAGGTCGATGGGGACATCAAGCATATGGTCCTCGCCGCCCTGGCTGGCGTCGGCGGCGAGCAATACCTGATGCGTCAAGCTGACGAGAACCCAACCGCCTTCCTGACACTCGTCGGCAAGGTGCTGCCGCTGCAGATCACCGGCGATCCAGAACGTCCGCTAGCCGTCGAATTTTCGTGGGCACCAGCCGCATCAGTAGCCGTTGCACATGAAACTAAGGACGCGCCAGTCATCGACGCAACGCCAGAGCCAGCAACCAGCGACACCGAGTTCGTGTGGGGCAAGAGCAGCGATGACGCAGCGTAGCTACACTCGTCCATACCGTAGCTACGTGCGTCCATACCGGGACGGGTGCTGATTGCGCTGTGTCTGCTGTACGGCGCCGTGGCTGTCGCCGGCTATTGCGCCCTCGTCCTCGGCGCTCGATGCGATGACTGCTGAAGCGACATCAGGGAATCAATCCGCTAAAATGACAAAGCCGGCAGGGCGGTCCTGCCGGCTAAGCCAAGGAGGCTACCATGCAAGCACATGGGAAGTCTCCGCTGCGGATTGTGGTGATCCTGATCCTCAAGGTCAAGATCACGCGTAAGTAGCGGAGACGGCTCGGCTGGGCAACCGGCCGAGCTACCTCCCTCATATCCGAGTGCATGATGACAACCTGGACCGACCCGATGATCGAGCGATTGCGCCGCATGCACGCTGCCGGCTGCACTGACGACGAAATCGCGCGCGAGATGCGCACGACACCGCGCGCAGTCAACGGCAAGCGCTATCGCCTCGGCCTTACCCTCAATCTTGACGATCCGCTCGTCGTTGCGTTGCGCCGCGTCAAGCGCGAACTCGTCCGAGACAGCGCCAGGACTGACGGTTAGGCGCGTAATGCCTCCCCAGGTTGCGCCTGATGGGCGCGGGCGGTGGTCAGAAGCGCCGCCCGCCGCTCAACCACTGAGGTGACGTGATGGATATCGGCTTCATCTTCTGGCTCCTCATGCTCCTCGCCATCATCTTCCACGTCGGAGGATACTGGGGGCCGTACGCCGGCAATCCTAACGTGCCGCGCTTCAATGCCATCTGGCTCTTCATCCTCCTGTTCCTGCTTGGCTGGCGCGTGTTCGGCTTCATCGTCCGCGGCTAAGGAGGATTGCTGATGTCGCCGATCATGCTCATCGTGCTAGTGTTGCTCGTCCTGCTGCTCTTCGGCGGCTTCTACGGCTATCGCGGCGGCTACTACGGCGGGCCGTATTACGGCGGCGGCCTCGGCATCCTCGGCATCCTCCTCGTCATCCTCGTCATCCTCATTGTGCTGGGGCGCATCTGATGCCGCGCTGGCGTGTCGAGCTGCTGCCGCTGCACCCAAGCGTTCCGCCCCCGCTGGAGATCGTGGAGGCCGAGGGCGTGGCGATTGGCTCCGGCGGTGCGCTGGTGTTCCACGACGCTGGCCGCATCCTGCGTGCTCTCGCGCCAGGCCAGTGGGCGCATCTGACACTACTCGACGAGGGCGACGACGCGGCTGCGGCGCAGGACCGCTACACCGCAGCCACACAGGCGGCATCGTGACGATCCGGTTAGCCGTGGATAACGTGACTACGCTCCGGTATAATACCGGAATGAGCAACATTCCGATTGAAGTGCTGGCGTATGCTGCTGGTGTAATCGACAGCGACGGTTCCATTGGGATACGTCGCAGCACATACGCTAAGCGGGTTAGGGGCGACGCTCACAATCCGATCTATTCGGCGAGGGTGTGCATCAAGCAGGTCGAACCTGAAGCGGTCACTCTGCTGAAGGCATCATTTGGCGGCTCGCTCATGGTCGAGCGAGCCAGTCTGAAGAATGGTCGTCCGTTCTACTACTGGGAAATACATAGCAGGCAGGCAGCAGCGATGCTGCGGATGTTGCTGCCGTATCTGCGAATCAAGCGGAAGCAGGCCGAGAACTGTCTGGCCCTTTACACGCTCATTGATGAGGCGAGGCGGACCAAGCTGCTTGGGACGCGCACTATGCCTCATTGGACTGGTAAGATCGTCACAGTCCGCACAATGGGCCACACCGACGAACACGTTGCTGCCTGTGAATCCCTGTATCTCAAAGGCAAGCGACTCAACTCGGTTGGGGTGAAAGGAGTGCGGGATGATCAAACTATTGACCGGAGACTGCCGCGAAGTGCTGGCAACGCTGCCTAGCGCCAGTGTCCACTGTGTTGTGACCAGCCCGCCATACTTTCGGCCTGCGCGATTACGGCACGGCGCAGTGGGACGGCGGGGATGCGGCGTGTGATCATGCGCGACCTTCGACGAAAGTTAGTGGCGCAACGACGCTTCGCATGGATGGCCGCGAGCATATCGGGCTTTACGACGCTGAGAAGGCGGCGGTTCCCGGCTATCCGTTCCGCGACGTATGCGGCAAGTGCGGCGCGCGGCGCATTGACCGGCAGCTCGGGCTGGAGCCCACGGCCGAGGCGTATCTGGCGGCGATGGTGGAGGTGTTCCGTGCTGTCCGCAGAGTGCTGCGCGACGACGGCACATGCTGGGTGAATATCGGCGATAGCTACGCTGCCAACGGCATGCGGCAAACCGGCCGGAACGACGCCGATACTATACGAGCGATAGACGCCAATAGCGGTCGCCGCCCTCGCGCAATGGGCTATGGCGACAATGATCGCGGCGGCCGTCAACAGCTTAGGGTCGAATACAACGTCAAGCCCAAGGACCTGCTGCTGATGCCGGCGCGGCTGGCGCTGGCGCTGCAGGCCGATGGGTGGTTCATTCGCTCACAGATGCCGTGGCTGAAACGCTCGTGCATGCCGGAGAGCGCAACGGATCGGCCGACATCCGCCATCGAATACGTCTACATGCTTACGAAGAAGCCGCGCTACTTCTGGGACGCCGAGGCCGTCAAACGAAGTGCCAACGGACACCAGGGTGGCGTGGCCATCACGCCAAAAGAAAGCGCTCCTGGTTTGGGCGTCAAGAACAACACCAGCTTTCGTGAGGCCATCGCCGGCCCGGTGTCCTCCCGCAACTTCCGCAACTCGGACCTGTTCTTCGACAGCCTGGAAGTGCCCTACGGCATGATATGCGACGCGAACGGGCTGCCGCTGGCGATGGACGTGAACCCAGCCGCTTTCAAGGAAAGTCACTTCGCAACATTTCCACCAAAGCTGATTGAGCCACTGATCCGTGCCGGCACCAGCGAGCGCGGCTGCTGCGCCGCCTGTGGCGCGCCGTGGGTGAGGGTGACGGAGCGATCATTCGTGCCAACAAGAACCGGCAACAAAGACGCGGCCAAGGGCATCTATCCGGGTTCGCTGTGGGCCGGTTCTGGGGCGCTCAATGGTCGCAATGACACCACCACCACCGGCTGGCGCGCCTCATGCGCCTGCGAGGCCGACGTAGTGCCCTGCACC